GGTAATGGTTCTAACGCTACTGTTGGACACGGGTTATCCTCTACACCTGAAATGATTATATTTAAAAACAGAACAAGTTCAGGCAATAGCTGGGTTGTTTACTCATCTGAATTAGGAGCAACTAAGTATTTGCTTTTGAATTCAACTGTCGCGGCTGGAACTTATAATCACTTCCAAAATACAACGCCGACATCATCTGTTGCTTATATTACGGGTGGCGCAACGGCTGTAAACGCGAATACAAATAACTACATAGCCTACTGCTTCCACTCTGTTGAAGGCTTCTCAAAGTTCGGAAGCTACACCGGAAACGGAAGCACTGACGGTCCTTTTGTTTACACAGGGTTTAGGCCAGCGTTTGTGATGATTAAAGTAGTAAATTTGGATGGAGGACATTGGGTAATCCACGATTCTGGAAGAGATGAATTTAATGAATCTCAAAAATGGTTATTCCCAAGTGGTTCGTCTGCTGAGCAAACAGCCACATATTCTAAGATAGATTTGTTGGCTAATGGTTTTAAAATTAAATCAGCGCCGCCAGACAACGTAAATTATTCTGGATATAACTTTATTTACATGGCATTTGCAGAGATGCCCTTTAAGTATTCCTTGGGGCGCTGACATGGAGCGTAGAGAAGGAATTACAATGGGTCAGCCGCCAAAGTATATTGGCTATGAAGACGAGGTGTACAAGGTAACTGGCATCTCAGACGAAACCGAGAAGAACGGCGCATTACTATATGAATGTGAATGTAAGTCATGTGGCGGCACTCACTTGCGTAATGCTAAACACTTAAAGCAGGGCATCCGCTCACAAGAGTGTGACAAATACAGGTCTTGGAATTGGACTGGCCTTGATAGATGGGACGCAATTGTAAGACGTACTTATGGCATAACGCTTGATGACTATAAATCCATGCTAGAAGAACAAGGTGGCGGCTGTGCTATATGCGGCAAAACTGAAGAGCAAGAAGGACGTAGGCTAGCTATTGACCACTGCCACACTAGCGGGAAAGTTCGCGGTGTATTGTGCGGCAAATGTAATCAGGTATTAGGCATGATGGATGACGACTCAGAGCGTTTAATCAAAGCATCTAAATACTTAAATTCTAACGCGAGGTAACTAAAATGGCATGGAAACACAACAACCGCGTTATCCGCGAAGGTCGAAGTTGGACTGATGACAACGGAGTAACGCACCCGACTAACTGGGGATCGTGGTCGGAGTCTGAGAAGACTGCGGCTGGTCTCGTGTTTGAGGCTGATCCAGCACCCTTTGACTCACGGTTCTTCTGGGACGCGAATACACCTAAGGCGCTGGATGACGTTAATGAGGTTGATGAAAACGGTGATCCCGTATTAGACGAGGATGGTAACCAAGTCGTCACCAAGGGTCTGAAGTCTACCTTCAAGGCGCAGGTCAAGTCGCAGGCTGGAGGATTACTCCAGAACACCGACTGGTACATTGTCCGTAATGCGGAGTCTGGCACTGCTGTACCGATTGAAGTAAGCAACTACCGCAGTGCAGTTCGGAATTACTCTGGATTTCTTGAGGGTGAGATTGACGGTGCAGTAGATCACGATGCATTCGTTGCGTTGTTTGAGTCAACTGAAGATGATATTTCAATCTTTGCTAATTGGCCAAATGAATAAATAATGGCGATCGCGTTAGTATATTTGATAGGATAAACTAAAAAGGAAAACTAAATGCCATTTCTCGGAGTAACACCAACTGATAAGTTTGCTTCTCTCGAAAAGCAAACGATTATCGGTAATGGTGGATCAACATACACATTGAATAATCCAGTGTCGTCTCCGACGGACATTGCGTTGTTTATCAACAATGTGAGACAGGAACCAACTGTCGCCTATACAATTACTTCAGGAACTACATTATCTCTAACAGGAAACATCACTTCTGGTGATAATTGTTACTTGGTCTACATAGCAAGAACCTTTCAGTCTCGATCAACTGACGTGACGACAAAGGGTGTATTCTATGAAAACAATCAGACGTTATATGAAAATGTCACGATTGATATAAACAAGAGTGCAATGGTAACAGGACCATTAACAATCGCTGATGGAGTGACCTTTACGATTCAAACTGGCGCACGGGTGGTTATACTGTAATGGGACATTACGCAAAAGTACAAGACGGAACAGTAACTCAGGTAATCGTAGCGCAAGCTGATTTCTTTGATTCCTTTGTAGATACTAGTCCAGGACAGTGGATCAAAACTTCTTATAATACAAGAGGTGGCGTTCATTATCAACCAAATACAAATACACCATCTGAAGATCAGAGTAAAGCATTGCGCAAGAACTATGCAGGCATTGGGTTTGCATATGATGCTTCGAGAGATGCATTTATTCCACCACAACCATTTGCTAGTTGGACGTTGAACGAGGACAGTTGTCTATGGGAGTCACCTGTTCCATATCCCGATGATGGGAATATGTATCGTTGGGATGAAGATACTACCAACTGGGTATTAATCGAGGATGAGACCCCCTAATGGCAATTTCTAAGATTCCAAGTAAATCTATTTCAGAGTTTGATAACTTTGTTTTGCCTTCAGGAACAACTGCTGAAAGACCTGCTAGTCCTGCGAATGGTTATATTCGTTTTAATACCACTTTAGGTCAAGTTGAGTATTACTCTGCTACAGCAGCTGCGTGGCGTACTACAGATCAAGACGTTGTATCCGCGTCTGGTGGTACGGAAACAACAATTACTGTCGGCGGTGTTGATTACAAAGTTCATACATTTACATCGTCAGGGACGTTAACAGTTGCTAATGGTGGAGAAGTCGAATATCTAATAGTTGCTGGCGGCGGTGCTGGTGGTGCAGATATTGGCGGCGGTGGCGGCGCTGGTGGTTTATTATCTGGAAATACTTCTGTCACCAGCACCACTTATTCCATTGTAGTGGGCGCTGGAGCAACTGGACAACAAGCAACCAATGAAGCTGGATCAACTTATGGTCCTAATGGTAGTGACAGTACTGCGCTAAGTTTGACCGCTGTGAGTGGCGGAGGAGGAGGAGCTGAAAACGACCCTAACTCTAAAATTGGTAAAGACGGTGGATCGGGAGGTGGCGCTGGATATAGGGATAGTACTGGCGGTTCCGGAACAACTGGACAAGGCAACTCGGGTGGAACATCAAACACCGTATGCGGCGGTGGCGGTGGCGCAGGTGGCGCTGGCGGAAATGGTTCAGGTGCACAAGGCGGCCATGGTGGAGATGGGGTGCAATCGAGCATTGATGGCACTACTTATTACTATGCTGGTGGAGGTGGTGGTAATGGATGGACAACGGCTACTTATGGCGGTGATGGTGGATTAGGCGGTGGTGGTGGTTCTGGGGGAGTGAACAATGATTGGCGAAACCCTGGTTCTGGTGGCGGTAGTGCTAGGAACAGTGGAACCAATGGTAGTAGCGGTAATGGTGGCAACGGCGGCGCAAATACAGGCGGTGGTGGTGGTGGCGCTGCTGAGGCAAACGATTGGTCAGGTGGTTTTAAAGCTGGTAACGGCGGCTCAGGCATAGTAATCATTAGGTACAGGGTTTAAGAGGAAATATAGATGCCATTTATAGGTAAACAACCAGCAGTAGGTGCATATTCGTTGATGGATAGTATCACTACGTCCGCAACAGCAACATATGCATTAACTGTCAGCGGCGTTGCTTATTTTCCAGAGAGTCCAAGACATTTAATCGTCTCTCTGAATGGTGTCATACAAGCACCTGAAGATGCATACACTGTTTCTGGATCAAACATCATATTCGACTCAGCACTTACAGTAAGTGATGAGATCAATTATATTCTTGCTCTTGGTGATGTGCTGGACATCGGCACTCCAAGTGATGGTACTGTCGGAACAGCGCAGATGAATTATCCACTGGATAATTTTAGTTCGACAGGTATTGATGACAACGCCACAAGCACTGCGATCACGATTGATGCTAGTCAGAATGTTGGTGTTGGCACTGCGAGTCCAGACGGAAAACTAAATGTGTTTTCTGCAAGTGCAGGCAGTGTTAGTGCGGATGCCGACGCTGATGAACTTGTTTTAGAAAACAGCGGCAATGTTGGTCTTAGTTTATTAACTACTTCAACCGGCGAAAGTGGAATTTATTTTGGTAATCCTGGCACTAATGGACAAAAGGATTTTCACTTAAAGTTTTACCACGAATCACACGCAACAACAGCGAACCGTAGAGCCTTTACGTTTAATACAGCTTCCACAGAGCGTATGCGCATCGATGCCAGTGGTCGTGTTACGACACCGTATCAGCCAGCGTTTCAAGCGTATGCAAACAGTGGCGGTAACGAATATTTCGCTCTCGGATCAAACCCTAGTTTTAATTTGATAACAACTAACGTCGGCAACCACTTTGACGGAACTACATTTACTGCTCCAATAGCTGGTCAGTATCTGTTTTTCTATAGTATCTTGGCAGGTAGCGCAGGGGATTACGGTCTTATCGCGTTACATGTCAACGGGAGTTCACCAGCATCTACCCAAAATTGGTCACAGCATCACGTCCACTTCGGCAACGATCAACAGAACAGCTCGCAACAAATACTTACGTTATCGGCAAACGACCAAGTCAATTTAAAAATTCACCCAAGCTATAACCATTTTTACTGGAACGGTCAGTACAGCAAGTTTGGCGGTTACTTACTAGGATAAACAAATGGCAATTCAGAAAATTACAAGTCGTTTGATGGATAGTGATTTGTCTATTCAAACCCTAACTGTAAACAACACGTTTACGCAGGGAACTACCAACTATGTTCAGAACATGTATATCATGCATGGTTCGACGACTAATTCCACCGAAACAGAAATCTTCAGCATCAATAATAATTCTAGAATTCCAGTACCAACTGACTCAACGATTTTCTATGAAGCATCAATTGTTGCACGAAGAACAGACGCCACAGGAGAAAGTGGTGCTTGGCACTTGAAAGGTTGCGCAGACAACTTCTCTGGAACTGTCGCCGATGTTGGTGATGTATATGAAATAGCAGTATCACAGGATGATATTAACTGGGCAGTTGATATCAGAGCCGATGATAGTGATAATAGTATTGATGTATTCTGTACGGGATCCGCAAACAAAGATGTTAACTGGACAGCAGTTATAAAAACTATTGAGGTACATCAATAATGGCAAGGCGTAGACGAAGTTTCTTTTTCGATAATATTAATAAAAGATTATTATCGAATACAACAAAGAATACTAAAGAATCTAAAATAGAAGCAGATGCTGGATTAACTGTTGCAGAAGATATATTAAAAAAGTCTCAAGTAGATAGTGATATCGACGCTAGTCTTGCAAATCTTGTTAACTCTGCTCCTGCTACTCTTGACACACTGAACGAACTCGCCGCTGCACTTGGTGATGATGCAAACTTTAGCACAACTGTGACTAACTCCATCGCCACCAAATTAGCAAAATCCTCTAATCTATCAGATCTAACTGATGCATCGACAGCACGTACTAACTTGGGTTTAGGAACTGCTGCCACGACTGCATCGACTGATTATGCCACTGCAGCGCAAGGTTCAAAAGCAGATACTGCACACGGTTGGGGTAATCACGCGAATGCAGGTTATGGTACATCTAACTTTAGTGGCGCTTATGCTGATCTCAGTGGTAAGCCTACTATCCCAACCAACAATAATCAGCTGACGAATGGTGCTGGATACATTACTTCTGCTGATGGGGGTAATGCTGATACTGTGGATGGTGTGCATGCCTCTTCTTTTCTACGTTTAGATGCAAATGGTACAATTCCAGATGGTGTAAAACACACATATGAATGTTATGGTAATATTGCAACGTCATCTGGTTATCAAAGCTCATTAGAAATTTTCAATAGTGGTTCTGGAACTGATGCATTTTTGACTTTTCATGTTGGTGGCGATTATGCTGCCTACCTTGGTGTAGATGGTGGTATAAATGATTTGGCGTATGGCGGTTGGTCCGCTGGAGCCGCTAGTTATCGAGTATATCATGCTGGCAATACGCCAAGTCAAACAGTAACTGTCGCAGGTGTAGGAAGAAGCTCCCACCACACTGGGCATTTAGTGGGTTCTTACAATAGTGTTGGTGCAAACAGTTACAAGTCAAATCCAATCTATACTATCGGATCAAGTTATAATCCAAGCGATGCTGCTTTGGGTAATATGTATGGTATTGGATATACGCATACTAATGCTTCTTTTATTAGTTTAAGCGGTGCCAATGGGTGGGGAATGTATGTAGCGTCGGACGGCGATGCTCGTATTTACCTTTGCGGTGAAAACGGTGCAATCTCTGCTACAGGAAATATTGTTGCTTATGCCTCTGATGGCAGACTAAAAACTAATATAGCTCCTATTGAAAACGCTATAGATAAAGTTAAAAGGATTAGAGGTGTAACATTTGATTGGGTTGATAATATTACCTCTGAATATGATTTCCATCCATCTTCAATGCATGAGCACGGTGTAATTGCGCAAGAAATTCAAGAAATTATTCCAGATGCAGTAGTTACTGCTCCGTTTAATGGCAACTACACTATGAAATCAGGAACAGACCATAATTTCTTGACAGTTGATAAAGAAAAGTTAATACCCCTATTAATAGAAGCAATCAAAGAGCAACAAGCTCAAATTGAAGAACTCAAAGAGAAATTGAAATGAGCGTAACATACACATATAACGCACCAGAAGGTGAAAATACAACTGTAGAGGTAACTTTTACAGATGAAACAATTACACACACTCGCGGCGTAAATGCAGTATTTACTGATGGAGCATACGATGCGGAAGCTACAGAAATTCGTGTTTCTGAAGTAGCGAGAGGTGTTGAACACAAGATTGCTGTTGGTGCAATTACTGCTCTGGCAGAAGACCCCGTTGAGACCCTGGAGTAATAAACTATGGCTTTACCTAGTAGCGGAGTAATTAGCCTCAATGCCATACATATAGAAGCGGGTGGGTCTAGTGGCACACTAGCTACTATTAATGATTCGGATATTCGTGGACTAATAGGCAAGGCTTCTGGAGCGGTTATGTCCTTTAGTGAGTGGTATGGAGCTAGTAATTCCGTTCCTTTTGACATTAGAGTTTGGGGAGGAGCCGGAGGAGACCTAAACTATCAAGGAGGTTATGGAGGCTATACTAGACTTTTGGGCTCCGTTGCTGGAGGTACAGTAATCCGAATGGTATCTGGAAGCGCAGGAGGTAATCCAACTCAGCCCTACGGCCGAATTGCGGATCGCCAGCCTGGCGGAGGTGCTGCATCAAACGCAAAGATTGCGGGAACTCTTGTTGCTATTGGTGGGGGAGGCGGTGGCTCCTCGTATTGGTCTGTAGGTGGTGCAGGCGGAGGTGGCAATGCAGGCGGGGGAAATGGAGTTGATGGATTTGGTGGTGGAGGCACAGCAGGAGGAGGTTCAGGAGGTGTAGGAGGTGCTGGAGCTCTTGGTAATAGGCACTGGGGCTCGAATGGAAGCTCACAAGCAGGTGGTACAGGTTCGGGAGTGGGCTCAACAAATGCTGCCAGAGGGCTAAATGCCGATCAATATAATGGAGGCCTCGGAGGAGATGATGCTCCTCATGGAGATGCAGGCGGTGGTGGAGGCGGTGGAGGCTACGGCGGTGGAGGCGGTGGAGGCACCGGTAATTCAGGCAGTGGTAGTAGCGGAGCCGGAGGAGGCGGATATGTACGAACCTCTACAAATAATGCAGCTATATGGACATATAGCTCTTCCTCAGGCAGCTCCGGAAATCGTAACGCAACTGGACGGGCTCGACTATATATAAACGGAACATTGGTAGTTAATATAAGTGGTAATTCTTCCACTAACTATACTGTTTGAAAGGGACCTTTATGAATTATTCTTATGAAATTTTAAATGCAGAACCTCAACATAAGTTTTTATCTGTTCGATACTTTGCGGAAGGCCGGGACAATTTTTTTAAAAACTTTAACCCAGAAGATTGGTCATCTGCCGAAGCTTTAGTACAGATTATTGAAAACTTCGCTCCTTATGTAATTGCACATTGGATATATCAGGAGTCTGCAGAGTCCTCGAGTCCTCTAGCTATAGGAGATATTAATACTTCCTCTGCAGAGGCTCTTACAGAGATTATCTATACTACTGCCGATATGCCTGAGTTTAATAATATGACCCATTGGCCAGAGCGAAATGAAGAGCCCGACTCAAATAATGTGTATCAATGGACACTGCATGAGCATACGCTAGAAGCCAAGGCGGAGATAGCAAGAGAGATAAGAAATGAAAAACTTCAGCATACTGATTATCTTGCCATGGCAGACCAAACTCTTTCTACTGAAATGGCAGCGTATCGTCAAGCACTTAGAGATGTACCCGCTCAAGCAGGATTCCCTATCAATGTAGTATGGCCAACTAAACCTGCGTAACAGTATAAATAGAAGTAAAGATTTCAAAGGTACACCTCAATGGCACTAACAAATTTAACAAGATTGGGTGCAAATGCGATTGATAGTGCAGACACTATTCCTTCCGCAAAGTTAAGACCCACAGGAGTAGTGGCAGGATCTTATGGTTCGGCATCACTGGTGCCAGTATTCACAGTTAATGCTCAGGGACAGTTAGACAGCGCTGGCACAGTATCAGTTGCTGGAGTCTCTGCATTTGGATATGATTCTGCAACTACTACTCTTACGATCGGCACAGCAGATGGTGGATCATTCCCAGTCAACTTGAGTATACCAAAGGTATACGATGCTTCTGGCACTCTGCTGAATTAAAGGTAACGCATGGCAATTACATCCAGACAAGGTTTGATCGACTACTGTCTCCGAAGATTGGGAGACCCAGTAATTGAAATTAATGTAGACGATGATCAAATCGAAGATAAAGTCGATGATGCGTTACAAGTTTATCAAGAGTTTCACTCAGATGCTACTGTAAGGTTGTATTTGTCTCATGAGATTACTGCCGATGACGTATCAAACAAATACATTCCAATCTCAAATGACGTAATTTATGTCTCTAGATTGTTCCCTGTTGATGCTTCTTTTATCAACAGCACCAATATGTTTTCATTTAAATATCAATTTGCATTGAGTGACTTTCATCACCTTCCGCAAATGAATGGTGGTTTGGCATATTATGACCAAACAATGCAATACCTATCTCTTTTAGACATGAAACTCAATGGCACGCCTCAAGTGCAGTTCTCCAGAAGGCAGAATCGTTTGCATATTTTCGGTGACTTTGCTGATGGTGATCTAAAAGCAGGAGAATATGTTGTTGCTGAGATCTACCAGATCGTAGACCCAGAGTCTTTCACAAGTGTATATAATGATATGTTTATGAAAGATTATACCACTGCGCTTATTAAACAGCAGTGGGGAGCAAATATGATGAAGTTTGATGGTATGCAATTACCAGGCGGTGTACAAATTAATGGTCGACAGTATTTCGATGACGCCACAGGCGAACTAGAAATGCTGAGAGAAAGACTTAGACTGGAGCAGGAGTTGCCGCCAGACTTCTTCGTGGGGTAATACATGGCGACTAATCGTTACTTCAGTCAAAAAGTCAGATCCGAACAAAGACTCTATGAAGATTTAATCATAGAATCTTTGCAGTTCTACGGACAAGACGTCTACTATATTCCTCGCGAAGTTATCTCCAAAGATGTTATCTTCAGTGATGCCGAACTTTCTCGGTTTGATCATGCATACAAAATTGAAATGTACATCGAAAATATCGAAGGATTTGATGGTGAGCAAGATCTGTTCACTAAGTTCGGTGTAGAAATTCGCAACTCTGCAACCTTCGTCATGGCAAGGAGAAGGTTCAACCAAGAAATTGGTAGTAAAGAAAACGGCGGGGATCCAAATAAGTATTATCGTCCAAGAGAAGGCGATCTAATTCACCTACCACTCTCGAACTCAACGTTTGAGATTATGAGAGTGTTTGATGAAACGCCGTTCTATCAATTAAGTCAGCTGCCAGTATTCACGCTCAGTTGTGAGTTGTTTGAATACAACGACGAAGATTTCGATACTGGTGTCGCGGAAGTTGATAATATCGAGAACTTTGCTGCCTATCAGTATGTTCTCACAATGGACTCTGCGAGCAATGGATACATTATTAACGAACCAGTAACGCAGACGTTCGATGATTATACAATTTCCGCCGAAGTTGTCAAGTGGTCAGACTCAGATAATAAACTTTATCTTGCTCATGTTGGATCTACTGATGGACTCTATAGACAATTTACCACTACAAGACAAGTTATACAATCCGTTTTGTTTAATGAAGCGGGTGAAGAAATTGTAACAGCAGCGACTCCATCACTAGTAGAAGAACTACAAAATATACAACAAAACTCTGCTGGTGGTTCGAATGATGAAATACCGACTTTCGATGTCAGTGCGTTTGAGTTTATTGACTTCAGTGAGAGCAATCCATTCGGAGACCCACAATAATGTTCGGTGATCATTTCTACAATCAGAGAGTAAGAAAGTCAGTCGCAGTATTTGGTTCTCTGTTTGATAACCTATATGTGGTTCGAACTTCTGGTGGAAGTTCTTACAGTCAGACTAAAGTTCCTCTGAGTTATTCACCAAAGAGAAAGTTTCTCGAACGTATCGCTGAAATGAACAACGGCGAAGATTCAGAGAGACAATTGGCAATCAAACTCCCAAGGATGTCATTTGAAATCCTAGGAATTAATTACGATCCAACTCGACAGTTACCCAAGACGAATAACTACAAAAGGTCAGTTCCGACTGACGAATCTAAACGAAAACAATATTATATCGGCGTGCCTTATGTCATTGCGTTCCAACTAAACATCTATGGCAAGACGCAGGACGACGCTCTCCAGATCGTAGAGCAAATTATTCCTTATTTTAATCCTCAGTACACGGTCTCGATGAAACCCTATGACGGTGTCGACGATATCGTAGAGGACGTACCAATTATTCTTACTGCTGTTTCTTTCTCTGATGATTATGAGGGGGATATGGCACAAAGAAGAACGATTGTATATACTCTTGATTTTGAAATGAAAATTGGTTTCTACGGACCAGCACCATCCGATGGTTCGAATGTTATCACGCAGGTCGATGTCAACTTGTTCAACATGGATGCTGGTATTGCAGATTCAGATCTATTCTTGACTGCATTAAGCATTACTCCAGATCCTCTGGTGACAGGTGATAGTGATTACTCGTTAATTATTACTCACCTAGATACAGAGCAACCTTAAATGATTTGTGGATTATACTATGTCAAAAAACCTTCCGAGCAAAGAAACCAACTTCTTTGACTCAGATTATAACTTTTCTAAAGAAACGTATTACTCTTTAATCCGAAAAGGACAGCAGGGCATTGAAGAAATGCTCGAGGTTGCTGCCGCATCTGAACACCCACGTGCTTATGAAGTTCTTTCTAAACTTATTAAAGACGTCAGTGATGTAAACGATCGACTGATGGACTTGAATAAGAAAAAGAAAGACTTGGAAAACGCAGATAAAAAACACACAGAAAATACTACGAACAATGTGTTTATTGGAAGCACTACTGAATTACAACGATTACTACATCGAGAAAAACTCGGCATAAAAGATATAACACCAAAGGAATCTGATGAAAGTTTATAAGTACGAAAATTACGATCATTATGTTCAAGAACAAACTTCTGCTAATGAAAGAAAAATAAAATGGAAGTGGGTTCAGGAAGATACAATATCGGAAATTCATCAGTTACAACCAGTAGCATATAAAATTCTTTGTCATGGCACAAGGAATGCTGCTGAGCAAAAGTATTTTAAAAAATACTACGAGGAAGCAGAAATTATCGGTAGTGAGATATCACATACTGCAAGTGATTTTCCTATGACAGTACAACATGATTTTCATGAGGTGAAAGAAGAGTGGGTTGGTCAATTTGATATTGTCTACAGCAACTCGTTTGATCATAGTTATGACCCAGAAAAATGCATCATCACATGGAAAGATCAACTATCTGAAAATGGTTTTATGTATATTGAACACGGATATGCTGAAGATATCAATGTTTGTAAAAGCAGTGATCCTTTGCAAATTTCTCCAGAAGAATTATTAGAACTATTTGACAAGGTTGGTCTTGAGTATAAATCAGATTTTCATAATGATAAAAAAGTTTCAAGAATTTATCAGTTGCATAAGAGAGTCTGATGACTGACTCATATCAGGGTAATCCAAATGTAAAGGCAGACGGTGTACAGGAGCATTGGGACGACCACAAAGTCCGAGAATATGCTAAGTGCATGCAAGATCCTGCCTATTTCGCCAGAGAATATGTTAAGATTATCTCGCTTGATAAAGGTTTGGTTCCTTTTGAATTGTATCCATATCAGGAGGATATGTTTCACCATTTCAACGATAATCGTTTTTCTATCGTCCTTGCTTGTCGTCAATCAGGTAAGTCTATTTCTTCTGTCGTTTACCTTCTTTGGTACGCACTATTCAATCCTGAGAAAACAATTGCTATTCTAGCAAACAAAGGTGCAACTGCGAGAGAAATGCTTGCACGTGTAACACTCGCACTGGAAAATTTACCATGGTTTCTACAGCCAGGATGTCGTGCTCTAAACAAAGGTAGCATTGAGTTTAGTAATAATAGTCGTATTGTTGCAGCAGCAACCAGTGGTTCCTCTATTCGTGGTATGTCAGTAAACTTACTATTCCTCGATGAGTTTGCTTTTGTTGAACGTGCAAGTGAGTTCTATACTTCGACATATCCAGTAGTATCTTCTGGTGTTGACACAAAGGTTATTATTACCTCGACGGCAAACGGTATTGGTAACACTTATCATAAGATTTGGGAAGGTGCGAATCAAAACACTAATGAATATAAACCATTTAGAGTAGACTGGTGGGACGTTCCTGGAAGAGATGAAAAGTGGAAGCAAGAGACAATTGATAATACATCTCAATTGCAGTTTGATCAGGAATTCGGAAACACGTTCTTCGGAACGGGCGATACACTTATTAGCAGTGAGAAACTGCTAAACTTACGAGCAAAAAACCCTTCAGAAATTTTGGAGGGTGGGTCGGTTTTGGTCTACGAGAGACCAAAAGATGGACACAATTACATAATGTGTGTCGATGTAAGTAAAGGAAGAGGACAGGACTATTCGACTTTTAATCTTATCGATATTAGCGAGCGACCTTTTAGGCAAGTAGCTGTGTATCGCAATAATACTATTTCTCCACTACTCTTCCCAGATATTATCTATAAGTATGCAAATCTCTACAACCAAGCATATGTGGTTATAGAATCAAACGATCAAGGTGCTGTTGTTTGTAATGGTTTATATTATGACCTAGAGTACGAGGAAGTGCATATTACTTCCTCGACCAAGTCTTCAGGCATCGGTGTTGAAATGACAAGACGAACAAAACGACTCGGTTGTTCTGGTTTTAAAGACTTGATGGAAACTGATAAACTAGAAATTGTCGACGAAAATACTATCCTAGAAATATCTACATTTGTTGTAAAAGGCAAATCATATGAAGCATCCGAAGGAAACCACGATGATTTGGTAATGAACCTTGTGATGTTCGGATTCTTTACAACCAGTCCATTCTTCCGAGAGTTGACTGACATCAATATTAAGAAAATGATGTATGAACAAAGAGTGGCAGAAATCGAAGCAGATGTGCCGCCATTCGGATTCATACAAAAGGCAGAAGAACCTGCAACAATAGAGGAATTAAACGATCCGTGGTCTGTATTAGAGTTTAAGGATGCTGACGGGAATACGAGACTGGTCACTGAAGATTGGTAAAGTATAAATACTCGTAAGTGATTAAACCCCACAGCGGGGATTTAACCCGCGTATTATGAAAACTTATCATTAGACTACGAAAGGAATAAAACCATGGCATTATTCTCACCTTCCGCGTCTCCTGCGATTACAGTTAGAGAAATCGATCTTACTGGTGTTTCACCAAACGTCGAAACTTCCCTTGCTGGTCTTGTAGGTGACTTTCAGTGGGGTCCAGTCAATGAGATTGTTAGAGTACAAAACGAAGCAACTCTCACTGAGAAATATGGACAACCAAAACTAACCAATGCTGTAGACTTTTTGTCTGCTGCGCAGTTTTTGCGTTATTCGCAAAACCTTCTCCTTTGCCGAACAGTTAACAACAATGTAAGTGTTGGTGACAGCGCACAAAATGCAACCTCTGGTTCTGTAGAACTTCAGATCGACAATGAAGATGACTATGATGGTCAAAAGTCTTCTATCGATGGTGACGCTACAGGTATGTGGATTGCTAAGTATCCAGGTGCACTGGGTAACAGTCTGTCTGTCTCTATGCTTCCTTGCTTGTCTTCGGCGGATTCTACGTCAACCATCTTTAATGGTTGGCAGTATAAAGACAAATTCGATGCTGCTCCTGGAACTTCCAGTTGGGCAGAAGGTCGTTCAGGCACGATTACCAATGACGAAGTACACATTGCTGTGATCGATGAAGACGGTCTAATTTCTGGTTCTAAGGGCACTGTCCTCGAAACATTCCCATTTGTTTCTTTGGCAAAAGGTGCAAAGACTTCTGACGGCGGCACTAACTTCTATCCTGATGTTATCAACCGTGCTTCTGAGTATATCTGGTTCGGTGGTCTTGATTCTGCCAACCATCTGTATGGTTCAAACTGGAATACTCAACTGGCAGACTCTGCTGGTGAGACTGTAGACTTTGCTTCTGGCGTTACTTACAACGTCGGTGCTGGAACCAAGTCACTTTCTGGTGGTAAAGATACATCTGCACTGGACGCATCCTCAATTACCACTGCGTTTGACAAGTTTGAAGATCCCGATCAGGTTGATGTTCAAATCTTGATCGCTCCAGGTATGGCTTCTCAGTTGGCACAAACGACTGTTGTAAACGATCTTGTTGGTATCGCAAAAGATACTCGTAAGGATTGTATTGTTGTAACTTCTCCAGATCGTGCTGCTGTTGTTAACAACGCTGATGTTGTAAACGACACTGTCACAACTGCTGAGACATTTACTGCGTCTAACTACTTGGTAGTTGATAACAACTATCTGTATGTTTATGACAAGTTCAATGACCAGTATGTTTACATCCCTGCTGCATCTTCCACTGCTGGTTTGATGGCTGCAACGGACGCAAACTTTGGTCCTTGGTTCTCTCCTGCTGGACAAAAACGTGGTCAGTACTCAGGTGTTGCTGGACTAGCATATTCTGCAACTAAGACTGAGCGTGACACTCTGTACAAGGCGGGTATAAACCCAATCGTACAACTTCCTGGTCAGGGAACTATCCTGTTTGGTGACAAGACCAAAGAGTCTCGTCCATCAGCATTCGATCGTATCAACGTTCGAAGATTGTTCCTCGCGATTGAGAAATCAATCTCTCTGGCAGCAAGAAACATCATGTTCGAATTTAACGATGAATTCACTCGTGCTGAATTCGTTGGTATTATCGAACCAGTACTGCGTGAGATTCAAGCACGTCGCGGTATCCAAGACTTCTTGGTACAGTGTGACGAGCGAAATAACACGCCTGCTGTTATTGACCGTAACGAACTGATTGCAACGATCTTCGTGAAACCTGCACGTTCTATCAACTACATTACTCTTAACTTTGTAGCAGTTAGAACTGGCGTTTCCTTCGAAGAAATCGTTGGCACAGTTTAATCGCCCGCTATAGGAGACTTAACAAATGGCAATTTTAAGAGTAGATGACTTCAAAGGTAAGTTGACTGGCGGCGGTGCTAGACCTAACCTCTTTGATGTCAACATCAACTTCCCAGCATACGTTTCGACCGTATCTGGTAACGTCACAGAAATTACAAACTTTCTGTGTAAAGCAGCACAACTTCCTGGCTCTACGATGGGAATGATTCCTGTTCCTTTCCGTGGTCGTCAGATCAAGGTTGCTGGTGATAGAACGTTCGAACCTTGGACAATCACCATCATCAATGATACTGACTTCGCGATCCGTGATGCGTTCGAAGTATGGATGAACGGTATCAATGGACATGAGTCTAACACTGGTTTGACCAACCCAGTAACTTATCAGTCTGACATGGATGTACGTCAACTTGATAAGGATGGGGACGTCCTTAAAACTTATCGTCTGCGTGGAGCATTCCCAACGGCGATCACTCCAATTGATCTGGCATACGATGCGAACGACGCAATCGAAGAGTTCCAGGTTACTTTGGAATTCCAGTACTGGGTAAGTGGAACTACTTCCTAAGAAGTAGTATAGATATACAGGGAGTCGGGAAACCGCTCCCTGTCTTTTTGTAATGAGAATATAGGAAAAAACATGGCAGACGATTCATTCAAATTGTTCGGGTTTGAGATCAAAAGATCTAAACCAAAACAAGAAACACAAATTAAATCTGTTGTTCCCCCAACCGACGACGATGGCGCAGGATATGTAACTTCTGCACATGGTGGTTATTTTGGGCATTATGTCGATATTAGTGGGCAGAATGAAGCAAAAGACAACGTACAACTTATCAAAAAGTATCGTTCTATTGCCACCCACCCCGAAGTCGATCAAGCGATCGAAGAGATTTGTAACGAGGCAATTGTCACTGGTGACAATATATCTCCTGTCGAACTCAATCTAGAAAATTCTGGTTTAAGCGCTGGGATCAAGAAAAAAATTACTGTAGAGTTTGATAACATTTGTTCAATGCTCAACTTTAAAGAGTTGGGTCACGATATTTTTAGGTCTTGGTATATCGATGGTAGAGCATACCATCACCTTATGGTAGACGAGAAAAATACCAAAGCAGGTATTCAAGAAATTAGATACATCGATTCTACCAAAATCAGAAAAGTCAAGAATGTAAAGTATAAAGAAGATGCCCCCACTGGCGCAAAGGTTGTTGACACGGTAGAAGAATTCTACATTTATAACAACTCTCCAAAGTCTAGAGGGGCAACTAATCCAACTAGTGGTATTACCACTAACGGTATTAAACTTTCTCCTGATTCAATCAGTTATGTAACTTCTGGTCTGCTCGACGAAGGTAGAACAAAAGTTGTATCTTATTTGCACAAAGCAATCAAGTCGGTAAACCAATTGCGTATGATGGAAGACTCTCTGGTCATCTATCGTCTCGCTCGTGCACCTGAAAGAAGAATTTTCTATATTGATGTCGGTAATCTGCCAAGAGGAAAGGCAGAACAATACATGAAAGATATCATGGCAAGATATCGTAACAAACTTGTCTATGATGCAAACACTGGTCAGATTAAAGACGACCGCAAGCATATGTCAATGCTTGAAGATTTCTGGTTGCCTCGTAAAGAAGGCGGTCGTGGTACAGAGATTTCTACACTCCCAGGCGGACAAAACCTTGGTGAAATCGACGACATCCTCTATTTCCAGAAGCAAGTATTCCGTGCGCTGAATGTTCCTGCTGATCGACTGGAGCAAGAGTCTAGTTATGCTCTTGGTCGTTCAACAGAAATTCAACGTGACGAAGTTAAATTCCAAAAGTTTATTAATCGACTGCGCACCAGATTCTCCAAGTTGTTTATGGAGATTCTACATAAGCAGTTGGTGTTGAAAGGAATAATCACTGAAGAAGATTGGTCAGATATCAAGGAAAATATTTTTGTTGATTATCAGAAGGACAATCACTTCAGTGAATTGAAGAGTCTGGAGATGATGCGTGAGAGAATGAACATCATTGATCAATCGTCTCAATACATCGGACAACTATACTCCAAAGAGTATCTAATGCGTGAAGTCCTCAAGTTATCTGAGGAAGAAATTGCTCGAATGCAGAAAGAAATTAGTGCTGAGGGCGAGCAAGGTGAAGAACAACAGCAACAAAATGATCAACAAGATGATGGTGAAAACCAAGGAGACAATGATGGAAGATGAAGTAATTAATGAACCAGAAGTGGAAAAGGCAGAACCAGAGGTAACTCAACAAGATCGTATCAACGATATGATTGCTGCTGCACTGAAGGGTGATTATGTTAATGCTAATGATCAATTCAACGGTATTCTAGGCGATAGAGTATCTGATGCGCTCGATCAAGAGAAAATTCGCATTGCTTCCTCTGTATATGGCGATGCAGAATTAGCACCTGATGACGATTCTGAAGATATTTCTGACGAAGAAATCGAAGCAGAACTCGAAGACGACGAGTCAGAAGAGTCAGATACTACCGAAACTGAAGAAATTTCAGACCAAGAAGAAGATTAATACAAGTAGCAGATTTTATTTGTATAAATATTCTTATGAAAACTTTTAGTCAGTTGCGGGAACGTCGTTCTCTTAAAAAAGTTAAAGGAACGCAAGTCTTTGACCAAAAAGTCAAGGGCGTTCAACTGTCTATAATAAAAGATAAAAATAAGTTCTCCGTTCATATTGACGGAGATGAGTTAGATTCATACACATCTCTTGCGCAAGCAAAAAGAATGGGTATGGAATTCGCAAAGGAAGTCGGCAAATGAAATTAATCTCCGAATTTGTAGAAAACGATCTTCAGTGTATCGTCGAAGAAAAGGAAAATGGTAAGAAGTCTTTTGCCATTGAAGGAGTATTTGCTGTCGCCGAATCCAAAAACCGAAATGGTCGAATCTATCCTAAGAATGTGATGGAGAGAGCAGTCGGTACTTATAAGAAAGAACAGGTTGACACTGGTCGTGCTGTTGGTGAGTTGAATCACCCAGATGGACCAACGATCAACCTTGATAAAGTTTCGCATCGTATTACTGATCTTCGTTTCGAAGGCAATAATGTGATCGGAAAGGCATCTATACTTGAAACTCCTATGGGCAAAATCGTGAAAGGTTTGTTGGAAGGGGGTTGTCATCTAGGTGTCTCAACTCGTGGTATGGGAAGTCTTGAGCAACGTGATGGTGCAATGTACGTCAAAGACGACTTTATTCTTAGTACGGTTGATATCGTACAAGATCCATCCGCCCCTGGAGCATTTGTTAATGGCATTATGGAAGGGGTAGACTGGGTCTGGGATAACGGCATTATCAAGGCACAAGAAATTGAGAGAGCAGAGACTGAAATCAAACGTGCGCCAAAAAGTCGCCTCTATGAGACGCAAGTGCGCGAGTATAAGAATTTCCTCTCATCGTTGAAAAAAACACTATAATCAAGGAGTCCACATGGATAACCAAGAAGTAGAACTCCACGATGATGAGAATTCAGTCGTGGACGTGCAAGAGGCAGAAAAGATGCCAGTAGGCACCGAAGAGGAGTCTATTGCTTCTGTTTCCAAAGCAGAAGATGGCGGAAAGAAAGCTAAGGCACGAAAGGGCGATAAGTCCAACAGCGAAAAAATGGACAAGGTGCAAGCAGGTGATCCTGATAAGCACTCTGAGTCTTATGATTTCGAAGCTGGTCTTAATGGTCTCATGGAAGAAGAAGCAACTTTGTCTGAAGAATTCAAGGCAAAGACTGCTGTTATCTTCGAGGCTGCTCTGAAGTCTAAACTCTCTGAAGAAGTATCAAGATTAGAAGAAGAGTATGAAACTCGACTCAATGACGAAGTAAGCGGCATGCACGCTGAAGTCGTTGAGAAGGTTGATTCTTATCTTAACTACGTTGTTGAGAACTGGATGGAAGAGAACAAGATTGCAATTCAGAACGGTCTCCGTACTGAAATTGCTGAAGACTTTATGACTGGACTCAAGGGTCTGTTCGAAGAGTCTTACATCGATGTTCCTGAATCCAAGGTTGACCTAGTTGATGGTCTCGCTGAGCAAGTTGAAGAACTTGAAGAGAAACTCAACACAACGACCGAGCAAGTTATTTCTATGACTGAAGAACTCGTCCAGTACAAGCGTGCAGCAATCGTTCGCGAAGCTGCTGAAGGTCTGGCCGCGACTCAGGTAGAAAAACTTAACTCTCTTGTTGAGAGTCTTGACTTTGAAGACGAAGAAACTTTCGCTAGCAAAGTTGCGACTGTCAAAGAGTCTTACTTTAAAAAGGCGCAAACATCAAGTGAAGAACTTGTAGAAGAAACTAGCGAAGATGCTGACGATGTCGTCGTGTCCTCCTCTTCTATGGATCGTTACTTGTCAGCGCTTCGACAAACAAACCGATAATATCCTTTAAGGAGCAATAAAAATGGAAATGAATTTTCAACATCTCGTGGAGAAGTGGGCACCAGTGCTCAACGAAGAATCCGCTGGTAAGATCGAAGATCGCCATCGTCGTAACGTAACTGCAGCAGTTCTTGAGAACCAAGAGCAAGCAATGCTGTCAGAGCGTAACGCAGAGCAAGGTTTCATCACTGAAACTGCTGCAAACTCTAACGCTGCTGTAACTGGTGGTGTTGGTTCCGCTGGTGCAGGTTGGGATCCAGTCCTGATCTCTCTCGTCCGTCGTGCTATGCCTAACCTGATGGCATATGACGTATGTGGTGTTCAGCCAATGTCTGGTCCAACTGGTCTCATCTTCGCGATGAAGTCTCGTTACAAGACCACTCGTGGTGGTGCTACTTCTGGCGACGAAGCAATGTTCAACGAAGCAGTAACGCCATTCTCTGGTGACTCTAGCGCTTCTCAGTCTGGTGGTCCTTCTGGTCTGTCTGGTCTGACTGACTCTAACGGCGACTCTTCAATCGACAACGATCGTACTGGTCCTTCGTTCGGTTCTGGTATGCCAACTGCTGATGCAGAAGCACTGGGTAACACTGGTTCTGATTTCGCAGAAATGGGTTTCAACATCGAGAAAGCAACTGTAACTGCTAAGTCTCGTGCGTTGAAGGCAGAGTACACTCTGGAACTGGCACAAGACCTGAAAGCAATCCACGGTCTTGACGCTGAGACAGAGTTGGCAAACATTCTGTCTACGGAAATCCTCGCGGAAATCAACCGTGAAGTAATCCGCACCATCAACAGCCAAGCAAAGACTGGTTGCCTCCAGTCTAACACTGCTATCAACGGTATCTTCGACCTGTCTTCTGACGCTGATGGTCGTTGGTCAGTTGAGAAGTTCAAGGGTCTGATGGTTCAACTCGATCGTGAAGCAAACGTAATCGCGAAAGAAACTCGTCGCGGTAAGGGTAACGTAGTAATCTGTTCTTCAGACGTTGCTACTGCTCTGAACGCTGCTGGCATGCTCGACTACACTCCTGCTCTGTCTGCTAACCTTCAGGTTGACGACACTGGTAACACTTTCGCAGGTGTACTGAACGGTCGTATGCGTGTATACATCGATCCATATGCGGCAACTGACTATGTAACCGTTGGTTACAAGGGCACGAACCCATATGACGCAGGTGTATTCTACTGCCCATACGTTCCTCTGCAAATGGTTCGCGCAGTTGGCGAGAACGACTTCCAGCCACGTATCGGGTTTAAGACTCGTTATGGCATGGCGTCTAACCCATTCGTAGGCAACACGCCTGCTGATGGTCTTGCTTCTGCTAAGAGCAATCAGTACTACAGGATCTTTAGGGTAGATAATATCCTTGCATAAGGTTCAATAATAAAAAGA